GCGTCGTTTTCCTCAAGATCGGCCAGCGGCGAGTAATCTGCTATGATGCTCGGAATGTTCGTCCCTGCACCCCTTCTGCCAAATGACTGACATGATCGACCCCCTCCACTACCGTGGAGGCCGCCGCTTCGAGCCCATTGAGGTGATCGAAGACTGGGCCCTCAACTACCGACTGGGCAATGCCCTGAAGTACATCTCCCGCAATGGCCGTAAGCCTGGCGAGGATCCCTGTGAGGGCCTCAAAAAGGCCATGTGGTATTTGCAGCGCGAGATCGAAACCCTCGAAGCCAAGAATGTCCCCTACGCCCTTACCTACGAGGATGTGCTTGAAGACTATGCGGCCTGCGCCGCCGAGGGCAAGATCTACAATCGAGAGCAGTCCTTAGACGGCCAGTTCGATCCGTACGCAGAAGAGTTGGAAGCTGGCTGGGACGAAAGTGCTGGTCCCTTTGAGGCCTACGTTCCCAGGCCCGTGGCGCCATCTTGCGAGGTTGACCTCAGTGAGCTTCACAAAGACCTCGACCAATTTGAGGACGATGAGATCATCGCCACATTTGAGCGCCGTGGCCTCCTCTTCGGCGTTGACCGCAACGGTCGCTCCTATACCCTTGGTATCTACGAAGGACCCACCACATGAAAACCGTCGCAATGTTCGGCTCGGCCCGTCCTGGCCCCGAAACGGAAGTCTACTACGGTACAGTGCAGGCAGCCCGCCTGCTAGCAGAGAGTGGATGGACAATTGCCACCGGAGGAGGCCCTGGCCTCATGGAGGCAGCCAACGTCGGAGCCAAGCTTGGCTGCGAAGGAAGCACCTGTTCTCTCGGCTACTCAATTTACCTGCCATTTGAGTCCTCAACAAACCCAGCAGTGCAGCGCGATAGTCATCATGACAATTTCTTTACCAGACTCAAGCAGTTTACTGATGACTGCGATGCTTTCATTGCTCTTCCTGGTGGCTATGGGACTTTGCTGGAAATCCTGACTGTAATCCAGCTGCTACAGGTCAGGCATATGAACAACAAGCCGCTCATTCTTGTTGGTCAGATGTGGGACAATATCATGACGTACTCTTCTTCGATGATGTGGTTGGCCGGTTACATTGGCGATTCGGAGCAGTGCTTCCATCGGAAAGCTACGTCACCTATCCAGGCAGCTGAACTGCTGCTTGAGCTAACGTGACCACCGAATCCGCTATTGGACTTCTTCTGGGCGCCGTTATTGTTAGCGGTGCCTTTTCTTTGTGCGTCTCCATCCTGGTCAATCGCTTGAATACCAGTGATTGAACTGACAGTTAACATGGTGCTGTTCTCGAAGGCTCGACCCCGGGTCACCAGTCGAGGCACCTTCATGCCAAAAGAGTACCAGGCCAAGCGGCGTGAGATGCTCCGTCAGATCCAGGAACAGTACCAAGGGCCTCCCCTAGAGGGGCCCATTCGGCTAGAACTGGATGTGTATGGCGAAGGCCGAGCCGATGCTGACAACATCATCGGAGCCTTCATGGACACGGCTAACAAAGTACTCTGGGTTGACGACCGCGTATCGATCATCCCCGAACTGCAGGTCCGCTGGCGCAAGGCGAACAGGGGCGCCTCCAAGTGGATCGTCCGCATCTACCCGCTAGACTGCGAACAGGAACCGCTGTTCTAACGTGGCAGAGACTCGCTTTAACGAGGCAGATTTCGACTATCGCAGAGAGGAGGGCGTTAACCAGTCCTCCCTCAAGAAGATCCTTGAGAGCCCGGCCCACTACCAGGCAGCCATCAAGACCAAGTTGATTCCCACTCCTGCTATGGAGATGGGCACGGCCCTGCACTGCCTCGTCCTGGACGGCGCAGAGGCATTTAAGGCCCACTACGTCAAGAAGCCTGACGGCCTTAGCTTGGCCACCAAGGAAGGCAAGGAGTGGAAGGCTTCCCTGGGCCGTAAGAAGCCACTGGCGGAGGGCGGCAAGGACGACCCCTGGGGCTCTGTCATCGGCATGGGTGACTCCCTGCGCGAGCTACTGTGGTTCAACGGATCCGACCCCGAGTACATCAAGTACAATGAGGTGTCGATCTATTGGGACTGGGAGGGCGTCCGCTGCAAGGCCCGCCTCGACCGTGTGTTGGTGGATGAGGGTATCGTTCTCGATCTGAAGACGACTGACTCGGTTGAGCCTGAGCTATTCACCAAGAAGGTGGTGAGCCTGGGGTACGATTTTCAGGCGGCGTATTATGCTAAGGCTGCTGAGGTAGCTTTCGGCAAGCCTTTTAAGTTCATGTTCGCTGCCGTCGAGCGGAAGGCCCCCTACAGCGTCGATCTCTTTGAGGTGAGCGACGAGATGATGGCCGAAGCCAACGCCAAGTGCGTCGCCGCTCTGCGTCTCTATAAGACTTGCAACGATCTCGACCGCTGGCCCGGTCGCCAGCCTAGGATCCGGTCACTGGAATACCCGAGCTGGTATACCCCGTTCGGCCAGCCCACACAAGAAGAGGATGACCTGTTTTGAAGATCACCATTGAGCTCAACGACGGTTGGTGGGATTGGGACGTGGAGGACGATCCCAACGCCCGTGGTACTTACTGCGGGACTACCTCCCGCAGCGTCCGATCGGCCTGTGAAGACATGTTACAAGCTATACAGGACAAGGCCCGCCACCCCTATAATCCCAAGGTTCGCACGGAGTACTGATGACAATCGCTAACCGCGACACGACCAAGCTTGAGTTCCCCCGTGTGGAGCTTGAGTTCGTAACTCCAGACGCCGAATTTTTCATGGGCCATGTGGCCCGGGTCAGCAACCCCAAGAACCAGGACAACCCGAAGGTCTCCGGCCTCCTGAAGTACTGCATCAAGCACGGCCACTGGAGCGTCTTCGAGCATGCCCACATGACCCTCCAGGTCACCACGACGCTGGACATCGCCACTCAGATATTGCGGCACCGCAGCTTCTGCTTCCAGCAGTTGTCCAGGCGCTACGCAGGAGAGGCCGAGGCGCCCCTGGTGATCCATTTGCCACACCTGCGGGCACCACACCCCAAGAACCGCCAGAAGAGCATAGACGAGCTTCCAGGGGAGACTCAACTCTGGTTCCAGGCCAAGCTGGACGAACACTTCCGCCAGGCCGAAGACCTATACACGGCCATGCTTCAGCACGGCATCGCCAAGGAGTGTGCAAGGGCCATCCTGCCCCAGGCCGCCGAGACGACCCTCTACGTGACTGGCAACTGCCGCTCCTGGATCCACTACCTATGCCTCCGGTCTGCCAACGGCACCCAGGAAGAGCATCAGGACGTGGCACTGAAGGCGATCGGTATCTTCAGAGAGTACTTCCCGTCAGTAGCAGAAGCCCTGGACGAGCTGAACTGGACTTTCTAGGGAGCGGTATCCTACAGCGCGTGGAGTGATTCCAACTGATGTCGTCGGACCCGAGTTCCTGGAAAGAGGCTCAGCCCCCATACAACCCGGGGCCCATCTACAACTTCCGCAGAGGGTACCGGGTTAGCGACGCAGGACGTCACGAGAACGACAAGCAATTCAGGGCCTTCCAGACCTACATGAATTTGGGGTCTGGGAGGTCTTATGCTGCAGTGGCGGAGATCTGCGAGATGGGGGAGAATACCATCATGGAATGGGCAAGTCGCTGGGAATGGCAGCGTCGTGCCGCGAAGTGGGACCAGAAGCAGCTCACCAGGGCCTTCGAGAGCGCCAACAAGATGGAGCGGACCCGTCACCGCCAAAGCATTGAAAAGTTCCGCAAGAGCCAACAGGAGCAGGCTGAGAAGTTCGTGGCGGTTAGCAATGACCTAATGGCGGTTATCCAGAGGCGAATAGAGCGGGCAGATGCCGAGGGCGAAGAGATCCCGATGGCACTCGTGTCTGGCCTGATGCGTGCAGCTGCAAACATCTCCGAGCAGGGCCGCCAGGCTTGGGCAACCTCTCTTGGCGTCAATGAGCTGATGGCCGTGGTGGACCAGGAGCTCGAACAGGTGAACGTCGAGGACGTTACCGATGACGTGTACGACATCCCGCTGGACGAGTGACCCAATGGCTCAGAAACTAGGCAAGGACTATCTGGCCAAGGCTGCGTCTGGCCAGGACCTGATTCGCGCCGTCAAGGCGAAGAAGGCTGAGCGCACTTCGAAGCAGATCGTGCTTTGGAGGTTCATCAAGCAGGTCTATCCCAACTACAAGATGTTCAAGTTCCATGCAACAGTCATCGAGCAGCTTCAGCGCGTCATCGACGGAGACTGCAATCGACTCATACTTCAGGTGCCGCCGAGGCACGGAAAGAGCCTCCTGGCTTCTCAACTTCTGCCTGCTGCCTATCTGCTTGCTCACCCCGACCGTCATGTTGGCATCAGTTCATATAGCGCAGAACTGGCAGAAGGCTTCTCAAGAAAGGCCCGCGACTTCTACCGTGAGGGCGGCGGACTTCTGAATGCTAGCTCTCAGGCAGTTAATGCCTGGGGCACCGAGGGTGGTGGTGGCCTTTGGGCTGCTGGTGTTGGCGGTGCTATCACTGGTCGATCTGGCCACTTGCTGATCATCGACGACCCCGTCAAGAACCGGGAGGACGCAGAGAGCGGTAGGATGATGGACAAGTTGAACGACTGGTACACCTCTACCCTCTACACCCGTCTTGAGCCCCATGTCGGGGCCATTGTTGTGATTCAGACCCGGTGGTCAGAGAATGACATGATCGGTCAACTGCTCGAGAACGAGATGAATGTTTCCGAGAAGGGACGCGAGAATTGGACTATTGTTGACCTGCCTGCTCTCTATGAAGACGAAGGTGACCGCCCCCTCCTGCCACCGCATTGTGAAATTATCCCTGACTGGCGCACCGAAGTGGGTACAGCGCTTTGTCCCCAGCGTTACGATGTGGACGACCTCGAAAGGATCAGAGAAGCCGTCGGCTCGCGCGATTTCGCCTCTCTCTACCAGCAGAGACCGGCCCCTGAGGGCGGCAACATGTTTAGTCCTGATTGGTGGCAGTATTACGGTCACGACAGCGTTATTCCGGACTTCCAGCGTGTCATGCTTGCGGTTGACGCTACCTTCACCGCTACCAGCAAGAGTGACTATGTCGTTGGGATTGTGGTTGGGCAGGCGGGCAATCGGTTCTACGTTCTCGACCTCGTTAGGGAAAAGCTCGACGTGGTCGGTACGATGGCGATGATCAACCGTATGTATCAAAGGCACGCTCTAAGCGGCACCGTCATCGAACTTGCGGCGTCTGGTCATGCCGTTTACCAGATGATGCATCAAAAGGTTCCAGGCCTAATCGGCTTCAAACCGGACAAATCCAAGGAGGCCCGAGCCAGTGGTATTGTCCCGATCGTCGAGGCTGGCAACGTGTTCCTGCCGGCAAGCGCACACTGGCTCGATGCGTTCCTGAACGAGTTCTCCCTGTTTCCCGCGTCGAAGAACGACGACATGGTCGATGGTCTCACCATGGCCATCAACTACATGACCCAGCGGTCGGCTCCGCAACTAACGACGGTTACCTGGGGCCGAGGCGACAGGGCCCTACCTGATGTCCCTCAGTATCGCGCCTGGTAGACTACTATCGTTCCCGCTCTGCTTCGGCATCGGGCTGAGTTTGCCGCTCATGCGCCGGGGACCCACTTGGCAAGCGCGAAGGCACGGCTCTGGAGGCGTCCGTAACGTCTCCCCGAAACACCCCCTAAGCCTCTCGACGATGCTCAAACCTGGGGGTCACTATTCGACCTGGTAGACTGATTTCAGTTACTAAGCCAGGCATGGCACGCAAGCCGCAGAAATTCCAGCTCAGCAAAGAGCAACAGCAGCTTGCGGCTAGCAATCTGAACCTAGCTCGTCGCGAGGCCTGGCGCATTCAGCGGTCGACAGGTATCGATTACCAGACCCTGGAGTCTGTAGCCTTCGAGGGGCTCTGCAAGGCAGCCTTCCGATACGACGCGGACAAGCCTCACCCGACCACTGGCAAGAGCATGAAGTTCTCCAGTCTTGCCGTGCCGACAATCCGTGGCGAGTTGCTACATTGGGTTCGCGATAGAACCTATGCTATGCGCCTGAGCCACAAGATGCGCGAGCGCTGGTTGAAGGGCCGTAAGATGCTGTACCGTGGCGCCACCGACATCCAGGTAGCCCGGGAGCTGGGTATCGATCTGGAGGACTGGCAGGAGGTCCGCAAGGTCTGCTCGGGCCCACCGCTTGAGCTCAAGGACCAAGCCACCCCTACGGAGCCCCTGGAGCCCTCAGAGGTGGACTTCGCCACCATGTATATCGAGCAGGCCAGTCGCTCTATTGAGCAACTCGACCAAGAGCACCAGAGCAGTCTCTCGCAGATCGAGGTATACCTCAACGGCACCGGCACCCGTGTCCCACGAGCAGCTGTCGATGCTCTACTTGCGGCTGCTGGGTGTGCGGCTACCGACTGGAGCCAGATGGATGTTAATTTACTTGACGGTTGGGAGGACTTGGGTGACGATCGATTCCAGGGCAGCCTGTTCTAGGTGGTAGACTGTCCCCATGGCAGTCACCCCAAAAACCATCGCGGCAATCAAGGCCGCACCCCTTTCGGCACTGATTGAGGCAACCGGCGCCCAGCTCAAGCGAGTTGGCCACGAGTTCCTTACTCAGTGCCTTTGGCATGACGACACCAACCCCTCACTTACGGTTAACGATGACAAGGGCTTTTGCTTCTGCCATGTCTGTCGTGGTGGTGGCGACGCTATTGACTATGTTGTCCGGCGTCATGGACTCTCTTGGCGAGAAGCGGCAGAGACCGCAGCCCAACTCCTCGGCGTTGGCTTTGAGACTGATGATGAGAACGCAGAGGAACGGGCCTTCCGCAATGAACAGCGCAAGGTAGCCATTGCAGCCCTGCAGACCGAGCAAGACGCTTTCAAAGCAAACCTGAGAGCACCACAGGCTAGCAGGATCAGAGGCCTGCTGCAGGCCCGTGGAATCACCGCTGAGGCGGCCAGAGAGTTCGGTATCGGCTTCTCTTCGAAGGGCTTCTTTGAGGGCCGGATCACCTTGCCCATTTACAACCACCGCAGTGAGCTGGTTGGCTGGACTGGCCGTGCCACCCGGGAGGGCCAGCCCGCCAAATACAAGAACACTGAGTCGAACGACCTCTTCGACAAGAAGTCGCTGGTCTTCAACGAGGTTCGCGCCAAGGAGGCCGCCCGTGAAGCTGGCTCGATCATCTTCGTGGAAGGCCATCTCGATGTCGTCAGCATGTGGCAGGCTGGCATCCGAAACGTCGTAGCCATGCAGGGTACCGGGGCTCCAGACCCCTTGGTACTACAGAGATTGACCCGTAACATAAAAACTATTATATTATGTTACGACGGCGATGCTGGCGGAAGGAAGGCGACAGAGCAGTTCATCAAAGCAGCTGGCCCCATGGCCCTGCAGGGACAGCTCAATCTCAGCGTTGCGATCCTGCCAGAAGGCTCGGATCCCGACGAGGTAATCCGTGGTGGTGGTGACCTGTATTCATACCTGGCAAACGCCGAGAGCTGGCTTGACTGGGTGATCGACACCTGGGCTGCCGCTCTTGACAAGACTGATACGGCCATGGTTACGGACGTTGAGCAGAAGTTGCGGACGCTCATCGACAGCCTGCGCTCGAAGGCCCTGCGCACCCATTACGTCGACAAGGCAGCCCGGGTCCTGACCTCCAGTGAGAAAGAGGCCGAGAAGTTAGCCAAGGACTGGGGCAATGGCGAGTTCTTTGCCTCCGAATCGGAGTGGATTCCTAGGGCCCCTTCAGCCACACGTATAGCGGCTGAGCGGCGCCTGCTCCGCCTGTTTGTGCATCGCCCCGAGTTACGCGCAAATCTTCTGCCACTGATGGAACTAGTCCAGCATCCGGCCCTGCGCTGGCTGACGGCTCGCCTGAAGGAGCTGCAGGAGTACTGCCCACGAGATCTCACTCCTCACAGCGTCATGGCTGTTGTCGTAGTGGCAGAGCCGCACTACATGGAGCAGCTGCGGACGCTGATACAGCCAAATGTTATCGTTAATGAAGACCAAGAAGTGATCGACCACCTGGCCGTTATACTGGAAGACGAAGTGCTGTTTTCGGCCAACGATGAGCCTGACCCCAATCAGCCATCTGCGTGACGAAGTGCGTGATCTCTACGAGGAGATCGGTTCGTACCTTGGCGTCGCAGAGGCTCTTTACTCCCGACATCGGGGCCTCGCAAGGCCTAATCAGCTTCGTGGATACGTCAAAACCGAGCTGACGGCATCGCCTATTGACATCGAAACGGTGTCTGAGGGCGTACGGCTTGCCAAGTTGGTCCAAAAGCAGGCCGACGAAGCCCGCATCAAGAACAAGTCCTTCCGGGAGCACGCCCGGATCGAGAACGCCGTAGCCGCCTACAACGAGGCCCTGCTCGCCGAGCTGGAGGTGGTAGGGGCCTCTATGGAGGGCTGCTCCCGCCGGTCAGGCCCCCTTGACCCGGAGGCTGCCGCGATGGTTATCCACCTGTCGGACAACCACTTCAATGAGCTGGTCAACCTGCCGACCAATCGCTTCGACTTCCAGGTCGCCGCGAAGCGCCTGCAACTGCTAGCTCAGAAGGCCAAACTGTTCGGCAAGGCCTATGGTGTCGAGCGTGTTGTGGTGTTCTTTGGGGGCGACCTGATGAACAGCGATCGCCGCCTGGACGAGCTGCTGGCCATGAGCACCAACCGTGCTAAGGCCACCCTACTGGCAGTCCACTTGTACAAGCAGTTCCTCCAGGATCTCCGTGAGGACTTCTTTGTCGACTGCTTCGGCGTCGCCGGCAACGAGTCACGCGCCAAGGATGACTTGGGCTGGGTTGACGTCGTCGCAACCGACTCCTACGACTTTACCATCTACAGCATGCTGCAGGTGATCTTCGAGGCCGTAGAAGACAAGGGCATGCGGTTCCACGACTTCGCCGCGAACGAGACTGTGTTCCGGCTGCACAATGAGACCTTCCTGGGCGTGCATGGCCATCAGGTCAATGCCACCGACCAGAAGAAGTGCCAGGCCCTGATCGGCAAGTACGCGGCCAAGGGCGTCAACATCACCCACATCCTGTGCGGCCACATCCACGCCACAGTCGTGTCTGACTACGTGTCCCGCAACGCCTCTCTGGTGGGTTCCAATGCCTACTCAGAAGAAGCCCTGGGCTTTGTGTCCAAGGCGGCCCAGAACATCCACCTGGTGACCCGGCAGGGACTTGACGGCGTCAAGTGCGACCTACAGAATGTGGAATGCGTCGAAGGCTACGAGGTGATCCAACAGCTCGAGGCCTACAATGCCCGAAGCGCCGAGAAGGCCCACGAGGCCCTCTACGAACCCCAAACCATCGTGAAAGTAGTCATCTGATGAAAACCATCATCCACACCATCCCCAACTGTCCCTGGTGCGTTAAGGCCAAAACGCTGCTGGATCTCATGGGTGTCGAATATGAAGAAATTCAAGGAAAACACCCAGATCACCCGACGGCACCTTATATTATCATTGACGGGAAGCCCATAGGCGGCTTCACTGAGCTTTCGAACCATGTTCGATCTTAGCGCTACCATCAATCCACCCGAGGCCGCCATTGGTCAGTCGCCGCCCAGGATCAACCTGGGCTTTTGCGCCTGCAACCAATATGGCTGTCGGTTATCGAGACAACCAATGCGACTTTATGCCTCACTTGTTCCAGCTCTTTTCCTGATAGGTAGCCAGCCGGTTGCTTGCGTCGTCAAAGGCGTCGTCGATAGAACGCCACTGGCAGTAGTATCAAGCCTTATCTCCAAAGGAGAAGGCAGCTGGGACTCAGTTAATCGCGGATCAGCCGGGGACACCCCTGGGGGCATCCGATCGATTACCGGTCGAAGCCTGTCCGAAATGACGGTGCGAGAGGTCCAGCAGTTACAGCGTACCACTGTATTCGCAGTGGGCCGCTATCAAATGATTCCATCAACCCTTGACTACGCCATCAAGATGTCAGGCGTGTCCGAGGAAGATCACTTCACTCCCGCCGTTCAAGACAAACTGCTCCAGACCCTGATAGACCACAAACGCCCAGACATCGGCGCTTTCATCAGGGGACAAAGCCATGACATCGAGCTGGCCATGAAGGAGATGGCGCTCGAGTGGGCCTCGATCCCCTACTACGGCTCCAGCAGTTACTACGGCGGCTCGAACCGCGCTCATGTTACGAAACAAGAAGTAAGGCTTGCACTCCAGCGGGCCAGGGATCTATACTTGGGGAGTCCAAAGGAGGCATCCCTGTGATTATCAAGGATTTCACCGTTATCTACCAGGATCGCAATGGCATCCGCCGCGAATTCTACCTTAAAGCTGCCTCAGCCTGCGACGCAACTATGGTTGCCTGTGAACTGCTACCCCAGGACGTTGAAATCGTCCGCTGCTACCACGACCCGAGCTGGTAGTATGGGGAAGATATTCAAGGATCCACGGGCCACCAAGCTCTGCGACGACATCCGGTGGCTATACAACATCAATGCTAGGGGCGGGTGGGTCGCCCGCCCTCGTCATGGCGTCCGGCAAATTGTTGTCGGGCATCCTGACTACTGTAGCGACCTAGATGTATCGACACAGGTCGATGCCCTGATCTCTAGTCTCAAGCACCTCCGCCTTGCAGACGAGATTGGTTACACTGTTGTCAACCTTGCCGACTCACCCGAATGACCAACCTCTACGTCTACATTTTTCTGGCCGCCCTGGTGATCCTGTTCCCCAAGGATGCCTTGCTACTGCCCCTCTGGGTAGAGGCCCAGATTAAGCTTCATTACATCAACGCCAAGACCTTCTGGTTTGCCTGGACCCTGCATCGTAAACTGAGCAAGGAGTTCGCCTCCCAGGGTTGGCCAGTGCCACCCTTCAAGTTCGTCCCCATCTGGAAACGCTAATGGCAAAACCCAGCCCTACCGGTCTCGCTCTTCACATCCATCGGGATGGCCATACTATGGGAGACCGCAACAAGCGCACCTCGATCGGCAATGGTCCTCGCAAGCGCGGATCCCTGAAGCAGTCGAAGAAGTACAAGGGTCAAGGCCGGTAATGCTTGCTCCTTATCAATCATTTCATCGCTTAATGCTCATGGCCTGCAACAAACCAGAAAATCTGCGCTGTCCCAAGTGCAAAACCGAAACCAAAGAAGACCAAAGCACTAAGGCTTTCCGTGAATTTGTCGAGTCTAATCCCACTGCCTCTGAGGCTAAGGTCTACGATGTTTGAGTTCAATTTTGCTAAGCCCAAGCTTTTCAAGGTTCTCTATAAGCTAAAGGGTAGTTCCTTTGTTGTTTCTGTGCTAGTAGCCGCAAGCAGTATCTATGAAGCTAATCGAAAGTTTGATAGGCTGTATTCGGAACAATACATTCGAGTTCCAGACACAACGAGCCAGGTTAAGTGATTCCAGTCGCCGGCCCGGTAATTCAGCATTCCTCGTCTAGGCACCCGGCCGTCGACATTGCCTGCGTAATCGGGTCTCCTGTTCGTGCTATGGCCAATGGTCATGGCACTTTTCATTGGGACGATGACATGGGGTGGGTATTCGCCCAGGGAGATACCTCCATCAGTCACCTGGCCCATCGCGGCATCGACGGCTTCTACAGCGTTGGAGAGGTGATCTCCTCCTGTGGATCAACTGGGCGCCTGTCGGCAGGACCTCATGTCCATGTAGCAGGACCACCATCGGTGCTTCAGCGTTTCTGAATGTTAACAGAAGGGGCTCCGGCCCCTTTTTTTGCTGGTAGACTGGTGGAGCCGAAAGGCATCCTAACCCTGCGTCTCTAAACCAATATGACCGAATTCCGTCCATCAGCCCCTTCCGCCGAAGCCGTATTCCTTCGCACGTACAGCCGGAGAAAGGCCGACGGTTCTCGGGAGAACTTCGAAGAGGCGATGCTTCGCACTATTGGCGACATCGCTCGCATCGGCAAGCTTGACCGGGACGAGTACGACCTGGTTCTCCAGCAAGCCCTGGCTCAGCATTCCTTCCCTTCTGGACGCGCCTTCTGGGTAGCCGGAACCGAATGGGGTAAGAAGCCTGAGAACTTCTCCGGGTATTACAACTGCACATCAACCCACATCTCCGACATCGAAGCCTTTGGTCTGCTGGTCGACCTGGCTATGCAAGGCTCTGGTACCGGAGCGGTGCTTGAGAGCGATGTTGTAGCCGTTCTGCCTCCGGTCCTCAACAAGATTGAAGTCGTTGGCGTCTCAGGTATTGGCAAAAAACCGGGTCGAGCTAATACTACTTTTTACTGGGCCGACGCCGAGCTGTTCATCCAGGTTGGCGACTCTCGCCAAGGCTGGGTCGATGCCTACATGAAGCTGATCGAGGTTGCAACCCTTCCTGGTAGTGGCCTCGTTAAGGTACACGTCATTCTTGACCAGGTTCGCCCTGCCGGCGAGCGTCTGAAGGGCTTTGGCGGCACCGCCAACCCGATCAAGCTTGGCGACATGTTCAAGAAGGTGGCAGCCCTGCTCTCGAAGGCCCAGGGCCGCAAGCTGACCACAGTCGAAGCCTGCCTACTCATCGACGAGGCCGCAGCCTGTATCGTGGCCGGCAACATCCGCCGCAGCGCCGGCATGCGTCAGTTCAGCAAGACCGACCAGGAGGCCGCCACTGCCAAGCTTGGCCTGTACTCACAGGACGAAGAAGGCAACTGGCGTGTTGACCCGGCCAAGGAAGCCCTGCGCATGGCCAACCACACCCGCTGCTACCATACCAAGCCTTCCTACAAGGAGGTTGAGGAGGCAGTGCGGATGCAATTCCAGAGCGGTGAGGGCGCCATCCAGTACGTCCCTGAGGCGATTGCCCGTGCGAACGCTGACGTGCTCACATGGGCCGGCCGTGATCGCTTCCTGGTTGCCTATGAGACATTCGGCCGCAAAGCTGCCAGGGATCAGCTTGAGAAAGAAGCCCGTGAGCTCGGTATTAAGCTGAGCAAGCGCGAACTGCGGCACCGTATGGATCGCTACGGCCTCAACCCCTGCCTGACTGGGGACACGCCAATCCTGACCGTTCACCAAGGTGTCAAAACCTTTGAGGAGCTGGTCGAGAGTGGAGAGGACGTGCTCGTCTGGTGTGTCAACAAGGAGACGAACGAGGCTGCCGTGCGGATGATGCGCAGCCCCCGCGTAACTGGCTATAATCAGCCAGTGCTGGAGGTCGAGTTTGACAGTGGCCTGAAGGTGCGAGCCACGCATAACCACAACTTCTTCACCCTGCAGCGCAACAAGGTCCAAGCCAAGGACCTCAAGGTTGGACAGTCCGTCTCAGCCTTTGCTATCCACCAGCATCGTGATGGTCACTTGCGAATCACTCGCAACAACAAGCAAGCTGATTCTGTCCGCCAGCAGTTCTGCCATCGGGTGATTGCCGATTACTATGGTATTTCTGGAGAGGTTATCCACCACGTTGATGGGAACCCGGTGAACAACCTGCCCCAGAATCTGGAGGCGACTACCCACGTTGAGCACAATCGGGAGCACTACGGTAACCGTTGCCGCAACGGTTTCTACCACGGGTCTCCCGGCCCCGCTGCCGCCGAGCACATTGCGAATCACAAGGTTGTGGCCATCCGAGACGCGGGCACGGCGACCGTTTACAACGGAACAGTCGATGAGCATCACAACTACGTGGTGGTGGATCCGTCTTCTGTTGGCAAGAGCTACGTCTCGGGCATCCTCTCCGCCAACTGTGGCGAGATTATCGGCCGCGACTTCCACTGCAACCTGGCAGAGGTGCATCTGAACACCCTGGACCCCAACGACTTCCAGGGCCTGTACGACGCCTTCTATGCCGCTGGCCTACAGGTGGCCTCCCTGCTGCAGCACAAGTTCGTACATGAGCGGTATCAGTACAGCCGTGAGATCGATCCGATTGTTGGCGTCAGCTTCACTGGCCTGTTCGACTTCTATGTCCACGCCTTCGGGGCTGGCTGGCTGAAGTGGAATATGGAGGGTCGTCCCGAGTCCGATCGCTATGCCGATAAGTACACGGGCGCCGAGCAGTCGTACCTTATGCGCTTCCGTTTGGCCGCCCACGACGCTGTCGACGACTACTGCACAAAGCATGGCATCCGACTGCCCAACCGGATCACCACCGTTCAACCCGCTGGTACCAAGAGCCTGCTCACAGGCGCTTCCAGTGGCTGGCACCCGCCCAAGGCCCAGCGCTTCATCCGTCGCATCACCCTAGGCGTTAAGGACCCCCTGGTGCCCGCTCTGATCGAGTACGGCTACAAGGTGATCCCTGCCCAGTCTGCCCGCGATGAGCATGGCAACCTGCTGGACGACATCACTGATCCTCGCGTTCAGGAAGTACTCGTCGAGATTCCCACCTCCGTGTCCTGGGCTGACCTACCTGGCTGCGATGAGTACGATCTGAGCAAGCTGCCCGTCACAGCCCAGTGGGGGATCTATATGAATGTGCAGAACTTCTACACGGACCACAACACTTCCGCAACCATCGAGTTGCGTGAAGAGGAGATCCCCGTGCTCTCCAAGCTGATCTACGACAACATTGTGAACGATGGTGGCTACATCTCGGCCGCTCTGTTGGCCCGGTTTGATGCAAACGAGACCTTCCCTCGCTTGCCGTTTGAACCCATCTCCAGGGAGGAGTATGATCGCCAAATCCTACCCCGCAAGGTTGTCGAGATGACTGATGACCGCTCCCTGCTTGATATACTGAACAAGTATGACAGTAGCGAGTGGACTATTGAGAGTGTTGCAGGATGCACCAACGCGGCCTGCATCGCCAAGGCTGAAGCCGACGAACGCGAAGGCAAGGCTTGATCACCTAGGGGGCCCCGGCCCCCTTTCTATTCCCCTGAGGTAGTATGAATGAACTAGAGAAGGCTCTTGAGGAGTTTCAGAATCGCTATAGGTTCTACCTCGAAAAGGTAGACCGACGCTACAAGCAGCTCGGAGACAACGACTACGACGTCGTACAGGCTGCCTGGAGTCGGTACCTCAAGCTTCGCAAGGCTCGGCAAACCACCAAGAAAGGAGCAACAGAGTAATGGCCACAATTGTCGACTTTCAGATCGAAGCCCTGGGCCAGCATGGCCTAATCCAGCCATTCCGTCGCCAGCAGGTCAACCCGGCTAGTTACGATGTAACACTCGGCCCCAAGATTCTTGTCGAGGAGCGCGAGGGATGGAGGGAAGTCGATATTTCGATCCCGGGGTTTGAGATGATGCCCGGAGCCTTCATCCTGGCCCATACCGCCGAGGTCATCAATGTTCCCGACCACCTAGAGTGCATCTTTCAACTGAAGAGCAGCCGAGGCCGCGAAGGCTACGAGCATGCCCTGGCCGGGTACATTGATCCAGGCTTCAGTGGGCAAGTGACACTCGAGCTTACCAACCTGAATCGCTACCACTGGCTTCCGCTGGAGGCTGGAATGCGGATCGGCCAGCTTCGGTTCTCTCGGGTAGACGAAACCCCTCTCCGCCCCTACGGCGTAACCGGTCGCTACAACCGGGACATGGGAGTGGTGCCCAGCAAGGGGTGACGGAAACCTACTAGATGAGCGGTTGCGTGACGCGCCGGTCTATCAAGTCCCGGCGCGACGCCACCATTCGCAGCGACTGCAATGCCCCAAGGAATCTCTCACCCGATCAACGACCCCTCTCTGGTGTCGTATCACCGCCCAGAGCTTGTGCGACTGCTCCCGCAACTCGAGTTAGCTGACGATTGCTGGACTCTCTTGAACGGAGACGGCCAAGGCGAGGCCAAGGTGAAGTACTTGCCCAAGGAGCCTGCCGAGCCTCATGCGGCCTACTTGTCACGCCTTGGCCGTGCAACCTACGCCCCGATCTACCGCGACTCCATCCGCTCCTATGCGGGCCTGCTGAGCCGCTTCCAGCTGATTGATGCCCCTGCCAGCATGATGGCGGCGCAGTCAGACGTGGACCTCCAGGGCTCCAGCATGCAGAGCTTTATGACACTCTGTGATGAGACCGCCCTACGCGATGGCGGGACGTTCATCATGGTTGACATGATGCCCGAGGCTGGCGCCAACAACTTCTTTGATCAGATGAACGATGGTCGCAAGCCGTACCTGATCAACATCCAGCGCACTGACGTCATCAACTGGAACGTGCGCTATGACATGGGTCGTGAGGTACTTGAGCGGGTAACTATTCGACAACTGCGTAGCATACAGGATCCCGAAAACGCCTTCGGTTCGATCGTTGAGCCGATCTACTACGTGCTGACTCCTGGTAAGGTTGAAAGCTATCGACTGGTTAAGGAGGCCACGAGCCGTTGGGCAAACCAGAAGATTGACGAGATCAACACCACCCTTCCGGTTATCCCCGTGGTATGGTATGGCGCCACGACCAGCCGCTTCGCCCAGGGCGATCTGCCTCTTGCTGGCCTGGCCGACCTGAGCATCCAGCATTTCCAGATGCGGTCAGACCTGGCCGAGTTACTGCACAAGTGCGCAATGCCAGTGCCCGTCCGCAAGGGCGCCCCTATCGGCCCTGATGGTCAACCTGCGCCGTTGGTGCTGGGCCCGAACACTGCTGTCGACCTGTCCGCCGAAGCCGGCAGCGGTTTCTCCTTTGCTGAGCCGAGCGGCAAGAGTCTGGAGCGCCACCAGAGCGAGATCGAGCACGTCGAGATGCTCATGGACCGTAGCTCCCTGAACTTCTTGTACGGGGCGAACATCAAGACAGCCACCGAGGCGTCCCTCCGGGCTTCTCAGGTGGCCTCTAGCGTGGCCGCCCTGGTCCGCAACAAGTCGAGCATGTTCTCGATGCTCATGAAACTCTGGGCCTGGTATGCTGGCGAAGTTGACCAGATCACCAAGGAGTCGGGCATCGCAATCAACGACTCGCTGATCAACAAGCCGTTGGGCGCCTCGGAGATGGCTCAGCTCGTCAACCTGCATTCCAGTGGCCTGTTGTCCAAGCAGACCGTCCTCGACGAACTGCAGCGTGGTGGCGTACTCGATCCGGACATGGTAATCGAGGAGGAGGTGGCCAGAATCGAGGAGGACAAGCAGGCCGCTCTGGCCGACGCTCAGAAGGCTGCAGAGGCCATGCCGCAACAGCCTTCGGCACCTGCTGGCCCTCCACCGAAAACGGAGCAGCAGAAAACGGCTCAAGCCGCCAAGGTTGCGAAATGATGCAAGGGGGCCGGTCCCCCTTTTTTATGCCCTATACTGTGGGGGTCCCAAGCAGGAGTCCCTATGGCTGAGATCATTGCCCGCTTCCGTTTCAAGCCAAACCGTGCCCCAGAGTTTGTCACGGTAGGGGAGGTTGCCGAGATGCGGTTTCATGAGGTGGAAGAGGTGATTGAACTCTGCAAGGAGTTCTCTGATGCCATTGTTGACGTTGTTGCAAACGTCAACGGTCGCATTATCTCACTGGCCGACCAACCCGCTGCCGAATGAACCAAATGTCTCAGCTCGATTACTACATGAACATTCTTGACACGCTGCTAGTATTTGGCGCGTATGCGAGTCTCATAACAATTATCGTATCTGCTAGCCTGCTGGTCTACTATTTTGGCCCCTGGGCACGCAAATGACCTCTTTCGTCCTACCTGCTGGCGCCAGGGTTTGCTCTCCTGGCGGAGCCTTTGTCTACGAAATCAAAGGGCCGTGTTGCATTCTGTTCGACAGGGCTACACTTCCTTGGCCTAGCTGCTCGCTGGTATGGCGCGGTCTGCAGCCATCATGGAATAGGATCGGACGCCGTTTTGTGGCTGATCTAGCCTGTTCCCGCTGTCCTTCCTATTCCGTTGCGGCATGGGACTCCTGGGGCCACCGCTGGGATCAGGAGTTGACAATCTATGACGACAGGCTTGACAATACACTCCGGCAGGCTTGGTATTCGAAGGTCCCGGTCGGCCACCCATACCCACCATTTAATGAAGAAGGCTAAACAGGTCACTCCAGCTCCCGACTGGAGTGCTATATTCAAAAGACATCCAGGGTTGGAGGCCCCAGGTTACAAGGAGACATGTTCCGCTATCCAATTTTCAAAAAAGGAGAAAAATGGAAAAGATTGAAAAAGCTACTAGCTACCTAGAGGCTTGGATCGCCAGCAATGGCAGATTCGATCTCGAAGACGCTGCTGATCGCGCTGGTGTCCTGGATGAGCTTGACTTCGTCCGCAAGGATCTGCTTGAAGAGATTGCAACCTATGGTTGGAAGGCCGGCGTTCACCAAGCTTTTCTGGCTGAGCGGCGCCGCAATTCCGCCCCCCGCCCCTTGCTCTGATTGGCTCGAAGAAACTCTTGAGGAGTTGACAGAACACTTCTTCAACTGATAGACTCAAACCACATTCAAAGGGAGAAACCCCATGCGTTCAAACCGACCCCTAACCCAGTTCGCTGTCCGCAAGCTTGAAGAGTTTCTTCAGGCCGGCGAGAGTGGGTTTGTGCCCTGTGCAGAGGGCAACACATCCACATCGATTGAGCGGGACGGAGACCTGACCGTCCTCGGCTTCTGGCTCCACTCCGCCCGGATCCTGGAGCTAGTCTTCGACGGCGAGCAGTTCATCGAAGCGATCTTATACGACGGCGGCTTCTTCGACGGCGATGGCCGCCCCAGCAAAACCACCCGTGAGCGCCTGAACGGCCTATTGGATGCCCTGGGAGAAGCCTGTCTCCTGCCTGAAGGTATCCGTGTCTATCTGGATGGTCCGACAGCCTACGTGGGCCGTCGTGGCGACATCCGCATGCCCCTTGGTCGTGGCCACGCCAGTGTAGCGATCGGCTCTAACCCAGTTAAAGTGGAGTTCCTCCTGTGAAATACCCCTCTGGCCGCCAGTATTCAGACATGGCGATCCTATACACTCTGGCCCAGACAGTCGAAGCCCCAACCGCCCACGATAAGACGTTGCTGGCGGCCCTGATGATGCGTTACCAGAACCACGAGTTTGCTGACACGATTCAGACAATCGTAAAGTCATGGGGGTTAACTTCAAAGGAGCTTCTTCACCAGGTCCGAGCAATCTGGGCCAACGGGTTCAAACCCGAAGACTTATCCGAACCAGGCAGTTCCTGGGACTCCAACTCACAAGAGGACGATCAATGAACGAAGAAAAGAGCATGTTCGAGGTTGACCTCGACGACTTAGACTTGGACGAACTCATCAACAGGACTGACTCGTTCACCCTGATGATCCTGCGCAACCTCTATGACGAGGAGACGATTCTCAAACTTGACGAGGATGGCAAAGCCCGCTTCGTGGCCTTCAGGGTCGCTCACCGGTACCTCGAAGCCATGAAAGCGCTAGCCGAGCGATATGCCCAGCTTGAGTCTGACAGAGCAGCCCTGTCAAAGTTGGTTTGACGGCAAACCGGACTTGGGCGGTTCGGCCGCCCACACGCAAAACCCGACCGGTCAGGGTATCATGATTGCAGTTACACCTCGCTTATGTTTGACTTGTTTGACCTGGCCTCCCCTCGCGTCTATGTCGTCAGCGAGAAACGGTATGAAGAGATGCTAACCGAAAAGCGCCAACGCGAACGTCAGCGTCTTGAGCAACGCCGAGACGCCTATCTTGAGCTTGTAGCAAAGCTTGAACAGGAGATCAAAGCCCTTGCCTAGGCTCTACTTCCTAGCGTTGTCGCAGTAGCCCTTCAGCCGTCCGAGCAGGAGGGCTTTTTCTGTGCCTCCCAAAACGGGAGAATTCATGATCACCTTCCGGGCATCGGCGCACCAGACGATTGCCGGCGGAGCTGGAGGCATCGAATAGAACACGGGTATCCCGCTGCCCCTAGCATTCCCAATTGTTACGGTTTTGACACAGGACTGGACACGACTGGCCTACTCGCTTACGATAAGGCATTCCCAAAGGGAGGGAACCATGGAAGACACCATCGAGTTTCTGCAGAGGTACGACATCGACGTCATCAGGCAGGGCACCAGCAACCGCTATACCGTTATATGGCCCAAGGGCGACGTCGCTATGCTATACTCGGATGAGGTCTCCGAGCTTGCTGTTGACATCGCCAACGCCTGCCCCTGGTCCGGTCAGACCGTCGAGCAGTATCAGCGGTGGTTCTTCGATCTCAACCGCAACGACACGATCCGCCTTCTCTACTGAACAACCATGGTCAGCCCCGTCCGCTCATTCGCCTTCAAGGTCACCTGCGACGATCTCCCCTTCGGCGTGTTCGACACGTACAAGGAGGCCAAGGAATTTGCCGATGCCTGGACCCGCTTCGACCCTACGAAATATTACGCAGTGGTCGACCGGGAGTCAAATCGCCTATACTGAAGGAGTCCCAAGGGAGAAATCCATGGCAACCTTCGTCACCGACCGCATGAGCTTCGACACCTTTAAGGATGTCGAGGCCTCAATCAATTCCTGGAAGCGGATCTGCCAACCCGATGGCACTGGTCGTCCCGCTGCCCAGGGTATCCGCTTTATCGAATTTAAGGGACACATCATCGCCGCCGACTGCCGCGAGGCTCGCCGTGGCGCCAGCTTCCACACCCGCTGCACCATTACGATTGATAACAAACGCGCCACCCTCAAGGACATCGCCGCCCTGTGAGGGGCTATACTGCAGACATCACCAGGAGAGAGATCCATGTTCAATCACGAAACCCTCCGCCAGGCCATCACCGATGCCGGCAGCCACTTCGTCTCCGTCCGCTTCATCAAGGCCGACGGCTCCGAGCGTCAGATGACGATCAACCCCCGCCAGTTCCTGGAGATCAAGGGAACCGGCAAGCCCGCCTCTGACCCTAACATCTTCCGTGTCGTTGACGCCAAGCTTGGTGCCTGGCGCTCCTTCGACGCCCGCCGTGTCATCTCCATTAAGGTGTCCGGCGAAGTATTTACCTCCGATAGCTGACATGCTTCACGACATCCTGCTCTATGGTGGTAGCCTGCTCCTTGCGGGTTTGCTCGTCTCCTTGCCCCATCTTTGGAGTAACCTCGAAAAACAATTCAACCATGACTGATCCAGCTCTACTGCAATGGTTTGACCGCTCCTGCGGCCAGTGGCGCTCTGAGCGCACCTACCTTTTCAAGCCCGACGGCAAGTTCGTCATCATAACCACCATGATAGACGTCGACCGGGGTGACCATCACAACGAATACGTCATCAAGTGGACCGGCAAGACGACCGGAGAGATGCGCGTCAGTGTCGTCGAGAACAAGCTCGTTCGCAGCCGCGATTACTTCGGGAACGAAGCCCACGACAGCGATCTGAGCATGCTGGACCCCGACACAGTGGTGCTGCGCACCACCTACGACGGTGTTACATACTGCGAAGAGATCTCTCTCCGCAGCCATGACCAGTATAGACTGAGGAGGAACTT